AGATCCAAAAGCAGATGGTGAATTTACTTCTGATCAATTGGCTTACATGGTTAAGAACCGTAGATCAACAACTGTTTACGGATTTAGCCCAGTAGAGCGAGCGCTTCCATTGGCTGACATTTATCTGCGCCGCCAACAGTGGATCAGAGCAGAATACACAGATGGCGTACTGCCTGAACTTATGTTTACAACTGATGAAGATTGGGGAACTAACCCTGATCTCTTGCTTGCTTATGAGCGTATCCTTAATGATGATTTGGCAGGACAGACACAACAGCGCAAGCGCGCCCGCCTATTGCCAAAGGGTTTAGCGCCTATTGTTAATGATGGTTATGGCGAGAAGTTCAAAGACACGCTTGATGATTATTTAATTACTTCTATCTGCGGACACTTTGGCGTACAACCATCTGAAATTGGTTTCTCACCAAAGGGCGGATTAGGCGGGGCTGGTTTCTCAGAAGGACAAGCAGAGAACGCAGAAGCAATTGGTATTGGCCCGCTTGCTAACTGGATTGCAAAGCAGATTACAAACCTTTCATACACATACTTAGGTATGCCGCGTGAACTTGAATTTAAGTTGCTTACATCAGAGCGCAGAGACACAGAAGAAAATGCGCGTAAGAACCAAATTGAAATTACATCTGCGGGTAAGTCAGTTAATGAGCGCCGTTCTGAATTAGGTTTGCCATTGCTAGACACACCACAAGCAGACATGCCAATTCTTGTAAGCGGTTCATCTGTTTATTTGTTTTCACCTGACGGAATGATTGATGCTTCAACTGCTTCTGTTGCTCCAACATTAAGCGGCCCTGATGCAACGCCTGATGCACCTATAACTCCTGACACGCTTGAGGAAAAACCTGCAACAGAGGTTAAGCCTGAAGAAGAAGAAGTAACAGAGGTAAAAGCGTTTATGAAATGGGCGGCAAAGGGCAAGCGCGCAAGACTCTTTGAGTTCAAATCATTAGATCCAATTGTGGGAGATGCTCTTAACCGTTGTGCTTTTGATGGCGATTTAGAAACCGCTAGGGCGCTGGCTAAGGCTTATCTAACATGATTGAGGGCGCTCTTGAGGCAGACGGGCGCATAGCGGCAAAGAACGCAGTAAAGATTAGAGCGGCACTGCGAGAGTTGGCGGACTACAAACAGATCTTTAACGCTTATCAGGAAACGCACCCTGTAACTACAGATAACCTTGCAAGGGATCGCGCTCGCGCCCGCGCATGGGCAATTATGAATTTAACTAACTTACGCACTGAAGCGCTTGCTTCTGTTTTGTGGCGCACATGGGCTGAGGCTTATGTTCTAGGTGATGTTGCCGCTGGTGAATGGATACAAAGAACAGAGGCTTTGAATAAGGCTGATGACGGTTACATTGATTGGTCTAAATGGCAACCAGGAGATAGAGCCGCATCATTGATGTTGCGCAGGCCCCAGGCATTTCAGAAAATCTTAGATCAGACAAACGCAAGCATTAGAGGCATGACTAAAACAAGCATTACAGACATTGGTAATGCCCTGGCTGACTCCATAGATCTAGGTTTAGATGCAGAACGCGCCGCTGTTTTGATTGGAAGGCATGTGGCAAGCCCTGCAAGAGCGCTGACAATTGCCATTACTGAGCAGAACCGTGTCATGTCTATCGCCACAATTCAGCGTTATAGAGAAGCAGAACTTGAAAAAATGGAATGGCATGTATCAGATCCATGCGATAAATGCGCGCAGAACGCTGGCGTTGAAGTAGCCATTGGCGATACTTTCCCATCAGGTGCTACCCAACCTCCTGCTCACCCACATTGCCGTTGCGTTTTACTACCTGTAATTCCTGGCATGAATGAAGAACCTGACTCAATGGGTATTGGTGGCGGATTAGCACCAATGCCTGAAGGTGCGGCGATTGTTGAAACGCCATCTAATAATTACAGTGTATTTACTGATAAAGGACAACAACGCAATGAATTTATTAAATACCAATTAGAAAATAAAAAGTTTATGGAACTTGCCTATAAAAAAGATAACAAAGAAACTATAGGTTATCAGGCATTAAAAGAATACAAATCATACGGTTATGGCAAAATAAATGAGTATTTGCGCACAGGGCATGGCGCGCAACACGCAGGCATAGAGCAAACAAAAGATTACATAAAAGCAATAGATAAAGTGATGAAAGCCGCTCCTGGATTGCCTGAACCAATAATTACATACAGAGTAGTAGGTCAGGGAAATCTAGCCACTCAGATAGATAAACTTTTTGATGGTTTACGCCCAGGTGATGTATGGATTGATCCAGGTTATTCTTCAACAAGCCTTAATGGAAAATTCATAGACACATTCAAAAGCGGGTGGGTAGTAGAAATTGAAAACCCACAAGGCACTAAAGGGGTAATGCTTGATGGATTATTAGGAAAAGACGGTTATGTAAATAAAGAAAGTGAATGGTTACTGCCTAGAAATACCAATTTTGAAATTATAGAAATAGATGCAAAAACTAAAAAAATGAAAGTAAAGGTAAAACAATGAGCAAAGAAAACTTTATACTTAATGATCCTAGAGGCATTATTGTAATAAAAAAGAACAAAGATGTAATTTATGAACAGGTTGAAGGGCAAATAATCCCTACTCCTGTAAGCAAAGTTGATACAGTTAGTGGTAAGGCTTTGAAGGGATAACTTATGCCATACCACATTGGAGACAAAGGAACACATGGCTGTTCAGGTTTTCCCGTGGTTAAAGATAGTGATGGCGAAGTAATGGGTTGTCATAAAACAGAAGAAGCGGCAAAAAAACAATTAGCGGCTCTGTATGTGAATGAACCTGAAGCCAGTAAAGGCGCAGAGAGTGGATTTGTGCCACCTCAAGAAGTACGCAATAACGCAAAACGCGGATTAGAACTGAGAGAAAAGCATGGCCGTGGCGGAACTGCCGTGGGTGTTGCTCGCGCCCGCGACTTGTCTAACGGAAAAGCATTATCATTAGACACATTAAAGAGAATGAACTCTTACTTTGCCCGCCATGAAGTTGATAAAAAAGGCGAAGGTTGGGGCGTAGATAGTGCAGGTTACATTGCTTGGTTGCTTTGGGGCGGAGACGCTGGCAGAGCATGGGCTAAAAAAATTACCAGTGAACAGGAAAACAAGGAGAAATCAATGGCAAGCAATCTAACAACCACCTCATACTTTAGTATTGAGAAGGCTGACCGCAACCCTGACGGCACAATGACCGTTTACGGAAAGGCCACTGATGACTCAATTGACATTGATCAACAGATTTGTGATGGCGATTGGTTAAAGCGCGCCATGCCCGCCTGGTTCAAGTCAGGTGGAAACATTAGAGAGCAACACAGCAACATTGCCGCTGGCGTTGCAAAAGAGTATGAGGCAAAGGCTGACGGACACTACATTGGCGTATTGGTTGTAGATCCTGTTTCAGTTAAGAAGGTAGATGCTGGCGTACTCAAGGGTTTCTCAGTAGGTATCAAGAACCCACGCGTTGTACGCGATAGCAAAGCCGCAAATGGCCGCATTGTTGATGGGCAAATTGTGGAAGTTTCTCTAGTGGATCGTCCTGCCAATCCTAACTGCCAGTTGGTTTTGGCTAAGTCTGTTGATGGTGAGAAGGACTTGGTACAGGTTGAAGAATGGATTGAGAAGAAAGACGGCGAAGAAGATACATCTCAGGTAATTAAACCGCGTAAGGGTGAGCCTGCGGACAAAGAATTATACGCAGAAGTCATTAGAGCGGCTAAAGCAAAGTTTGATGTGTACCCATCTGCTTATGCAAATGCCTGGGTAGTCCGCGAATACAAAAAGCGTGGCGGCAAATACAAAGCAGAGAGCAAGAAAAAAGGTTTACAATCTGACGGTAATTTAATAAAGGAGAACCCAGTGGGAACAGAAACAATTGCCGTACCTGAGTCTATCTTGGGCGATCTTTTTAAGTTTGACAAAGGTGAGTATGAGCGCGCTCGCGAAGCGTTAGCAAATCTTATTTCTATTGAGGCACAAGAAATGAAGGAAGGTCACAATGAACTTTCTTCAATCGCACATTTATTAGAAGCCGTTGCCCATCTCCATGCTTGGTATGAGGGCGAAGAAGCAGAAGGAGAAGTAATGGAAGAAACAGAAATTGAAATGGCGGCAAAAGAAGATGCTTGCCCTGCATGCGGAAAGATGGGTTGCAAATGCACCGCCGCAATGAAGGAAGCCGCTATGAAGAAGAAGATGAAAGAAGCAGAAGCGGAAGCGGAAGCAGATGCAGACATGAAAGATGATGCGGCTAAGTCTGCCGACATTGCTAAGTGTTTAGAATGTGGTTGCACACAACCAGGTTCAAATCATGGCATGACTACAACAAATGATTTTGCAAATGTATCAAAACCTTCTCATGTAACAACAGCAACAATGATTTCATCAGGCGAAACCGCAGGTGTTCCATTCAACGCAATTGTTACTGACTCACAAGCAATTATTGCCGCGCAGTTAGGTACTAAATCAGTAGAAGGCGAAGAAGTACCTACTGAAGAAGAAACAGAAGAAGTTTCTACTGATGAAAAATCAGAAGAAAAACTAGAAGCCATAGTAGAAGAAGTGGTGGAAAAAGCAACAAAGGCTCTCAAATCAGAGATTGCAAACCTTGTGTCCGCAAAAGAGGCGGCTGAGGTTAAAGCAATGAGTTTGGAAACTGAGTTGGCAACCGCTAAATCTTTGGCTGTAGGTGGAGGCCCAAAGCGAACAGTAAGCCCAATTGATGTGAAAACAACAAATGACTTACTCACTAAGGCCGCCGTTTACAAAGCGAAAGCACAAGCAACAACTGACCCAACACTTGCTAAGGGATACAAGCAATTGGCAGATGAATTTCTTGCTAAGTATGACGAAACCCTTAATAAGTAACTAACCCAAACAACTTATCTCTGAAAGGATAACAATGGCGCTACATGCTCCAAAGGTCGCAGACCTTTTTAGTGATGCAACTCCAAAGGAAGCCGCAGAACGCTTTGAAGAATTCTCTAGTGAACTTAACAAGAGCCTTTCAAATGCTTCTCATGTTCCAGGACAAGCACCAACACCCGATCCACTACAGGCAATGGAAGCACTTGCACTTAGCAAGTCTCTTTCATCTGATGCCGCGGCTGGTTTGAATAACGCACTTGCCGCACAACGCGTTGCAATGCAGGACATTCAAAAAGAAATCACACTTACAACACCGCTTAGTACATCTTTTGCGGCATTTGACTTGGAAGCACCTTCTAAGTTGCTTACACCACGCCCGACTCCACTCCGTAACCGTATTCCCCGTAAAAAGGGCGTTGGTACTTCACACCGTGTAAAGCGTATTCTTGGTTACACAGGTACAGGTACAGGCGGACAAGGACAGATTTGG